GCAAGACACCAACCGAAATGGTGGCAGTCACCAAGCTGACCATCCACCCGAACAATCCACGCCAAGGCGACATCGGCGCAATCGTGGAAAGCATAAAGAAGAACGGATGGTACGGAACTCTCGTAGCACAGAAATCAACAGGTCGAGTGTTGGCAGGTAATCACCGACTCCAAGCAGCGCAAGCGTTAGGCATGGAAGAAGTCCCAGTCTACTGGGTAGACGTAGACGACACCGAAGCGCAAAGAATCCTCCTCGCCGATAACAGAACATCTGACCTCGCCAGCTATGACGACAACATCCTAGCGGACCTCTTGAAAGACATGGCACTCAACGGAGCAGGACTAGAAGGAACAGGATATGACGGCGATGATTTAGACGACCTCCTCGCAGACATCAGCGTGGTCGATAAACCCGAACCCGAAATGACCGAACCTGTTATCCCACCGCCACCAACAACCAAAGCCGGAGACATCATACGACTCGGCAACCACATGCTCCTCTGCGGAGACACCACCGACCCAGACAACATAAAGAAACTCCTCAACGGCGAAACCATAGCCCTCATCCACGCCGACCCACCGTATGGTATGGGCAAAGAAAAAGACGGCATCGCCAACGACAACCTCTACAAAGAAGAACTCGACAAGTTCCAACTCGCATGGTGGCAAGCATGGAAACCCAGCATGTCCGAAAACGCAAGCCTCTACATATGGGGAAACGCCGAAGACCTCTGGAGACTCTGGTGGAAAAGCGGACTCAGCGAAGACCCAGACCTCACATTCAGAAACGAAATCGTATGGGATAAAGGCAGCGGAATGGGAATGGGATCACCCAGCCACCACATGTACCCCACCGCTTCCGAACGATGCCTCTTCTTCATGATGGGTCAACAATTCCTCGGCAACCAAAACAAAGACGACTTCTGGGAAGGATACGAACCCCTCCTCACTTGGCTCAACGAACAACTCGACAAAGTGCAATGGAGCAAAAACCATGTCAACAGACTCACAGAAACCTTCATGGCAGGACACTGGTTCAGCAAATCCCAATTCCAAATCCTCAGCAGACAAAACTACAAAACCCTACAGAACGCAGCCAAAGGACAAGCATTCGACATCGACTACGATGAACTCTTCGAGAAGTTCTTCCCAACAGTACAAGAAGGCGGAAACGAATACCGGCGTGACCTAAGCAAACAACTCAGAGAACAACGAACCACCTTCAACAACGAACACGAACTCATGACAGACATCTGGGAACTCAGCAGAGTCTACGGAGAAGAACGCTTCAACCACGCAACACCCAAACCAGTCGAAGCAATGGAACGAATCATACGAACAAGCACCAAACCCAACGACATCATAGGCGTACCCTTCGCAGGAACAGCACCCGAAATAATCGCAGCAGAGAAACTACACCGCCGATGCGTCCTAACCGAACTAGACGAAGGATACTGCGACCTCATCATCAACAGATGGCAAGAATACACAGGACAAACCGCCGAACGCTTGTAAACCCCCCAAGTGGACATTAGGCTCTGGACAATGGCAAAAACACAAACCAACAGATCACACGAAGTCCTCCAACGATACGAAGAAGTCGTTCGCCTACGATCAATGGGTCTCAGTTTTCAACAAATCGCTGACCGCACAGGATACGCAGGACGGCAGGGAGCGATGGAAGCGTACAAGCAAGCCATCAAAATGTGGGGCGGAGAAGCCGTAGAAGAACTCAGAACAATCGAGAACGAAAGACTCGACCACCTATGGCGAACAGTTATGGGACAACTCGAAACAGCGCAAAGACAACAGGAAGACCCCAGCACCATCATGCAAATCGTGAACAGCGCTCTCAATATCAGCAAACGCCGTTCCGCACTCTATGGAATAGACGCACCTCGCCAAGTTGAACTCACAGGGGCTGATGGCGGAGCTTTGGAAACCGATATCGGGCAGATGTTGAGGGAAAGACTGGCACGACTTGAGGAAAACAACCCTCCAGCGATTGAAGTTGACGCAACCATTACCGCACTCAACCGCCCAGAATGATCGCAGAAGGGCGCTTTGATGGCAACAATTAGCGAAGAATCAGTCATCTCACGTCTTCTAGCGTTAGATCCAAACTGGTACACGGACCTCACAGAAGAACAACAACGACAAGCCATGTGGGACTGGACACTATGGGCAAGACCGAAACAACTCGCCCCCGAAGGCGACTGGCGTGTCTGGCTAATACTTGCAGGGCGTGGCTTCGGAAAGACAAGAAGCGGAGCGGAATGGGTACGGCAGAAAGTCCAACAGGGGCAAGCAAACAGAATCGCTCTCGTTGGAGCAACCGCAGCTGATGTTCGGGACACTATGGTCGAAGGCGAATCAGGACTCCTACGCATCTTCCCAGCAGGCGAACGCCCTCGATATGAACCATCGAAACGGCGCATCACATTCCATAACGGAGCGAAGGCAACAACCTTTTCCGCAGATGAACCGGACCGACTCAGAGGACCAAACCATGATCTGGCGTGGTGTGATGAGATAGCAGCGTGGCGATACCCAGATGCGTGGGACCAACTCATATTCGGTTTGCGTATCGGTAAAGACCCAAGACTCGTAGCAACAACCACCCCAAGACCAACAAAGCTCATACGACAACTCGTAGACCGTCCAGATGTTGCAGTCACCAGAGGAAGCACGTTCGAGAACAAAGCAAACCTTGCCCCAACATTCCTCGAAGAAGTCATGAACAGATACGAAGGAACCCGACTGGGACGACAAGAACTCTACGCCGAAATCTTGGATGATGTAGAAGGCGCTTTATGGAACAGGCAACTGATCGAGAACGCAAGAGTGAACGCATACCCCGATCTGGTCCGAATCGTTGTTGGCGTAGACCCAGCCATCTCCAGTCACGAAACAAGTGCAGAAACAGGAATCGTAGCAGTAGGAATAGACCAAAACGGTTACGGCTACGTCTTAGATGACCGAAGCGTGAAGGGTTCCCCAGTTGAATGGGCGAACGCAGCGATAGCCCTCTACCACAGATGTTCCGCTGACCGTATCGTGGTCGAAGCTAACCAAGGCGGAGACATGGTGCGCCACACTTTGCAAACAGTAGAATCGCAGATACCGATTAAGATGGTGCATGCGACTCGTGGCAAGCGAACAAGAGCGGAACCAGTCTCAGCGTTATACGAGCAGGGCAAAGTCTTCCATGTCGGAGCGTTCCCCACTCTTGAAGATCAAATGTGTTCATGGACACCAGACTCAGCGTCCCCTGACCGCTTAGATGCTCTGGTTTGGGCAGTAACTGAACTCATGATTGGAGCAGGGCAACCGCCAACAGTTGTTCCTTTTGGCGCAACGCAAGCATCTCACTGGGAAATAAGTTAAAGTAAGAGTGGGTGAAATGATGGAAAAACAAGCACGACCAACATCGACTGACTTCATGGAGATAGGTTCCTCTGGTCTAGTTCAGTACGGCGGACGAGTAGAAGAAGACTTCCTCCGACAACTACAGGGCAAACGTGGCTACGCCATCTACCGTGAAATGGCAGAGAACCACCCAGTCATCGGTGGCATCTTACAAGCAATAGAAATGCTATTCCGATCAGTGGACTGGACGGTGGAACCATCAGACAAAGACAACCAAGCCTCAATCGATGAAGCCGAGTTCGTGGCTGGCTGCTTGAATGACATGTCGATAACGTGGCAGGACACGATCAGCAACATTCTCTCAATGTTGGTATATGGCTTCTCTTACAATGAAATCGTTTACAAGCGCAGGCAGGGACACGCAGAGGACGGCACAAGTTCAGCGTTCAACGATGGACGCATCGGATGGCGCAAACTACCAGTCCGGTCACAAGACACCGTGTACGAATGGAAGTTCGACAAGAACGGCGGAATCGAAGGCATGACCCAAATGAATCCAATAGCCGGAACTGGTCCAGTGTTCATACCTATCGAGAAGGCGCTCCTGTTCAGGACAACCTCAAAACTCAACAACCCAAAGGGCAGGAGTTGTTTGCGATCAGCGTACACAAGTTGGTATTACCAAAAGCGCATAACCACCATTGAAGCGATAGGCATCGAGCGAGATCTTGCAGGACTGCCAGTTGCGTTTGTCCCACCGCAACTCCTTTCGGATAACGCCACCTCGCAGGAAAGCGCAGCACTCAACGAAATCAAAAAGATTGTTCGTAATATCAGAAGGGACGAACAGGAAGGTTTGGTATTTCCGTTAGCTTACGATCCGGAGACAGGACAGAAAGCTTACGACATACAACTCCTCAATACCGGAGGAAAGCGACAGTTCGACACGAACGCAATCATAAACCGATACGACCAACGCATCGCAATGAGCATCCTCGCCGACTTCATACTTCTAGGGCATGAGAAGATCGGCACGCAAGCCCTCTCAGTTTCAAAGATAGAACTCTTCATGGACACCATCGAAGCGTGGCTCGCAGGCATAGCGGACGTGTTCAACCACTACGCAATCCCCAGACTAATGAGACTCAACGGAATTAGCGATGAACTCTTTCCCACTCTACAGTTCAGCGCACCAAGAGATCCAGACATAGGAATACTTGGCGACTATGTTTCCAAACTCACCGCATCAGGAGCGATGCTCCCAGACGATGACCTCTCCGACTATCTAAGAACTCTCGCAGGACTACCAATCGAAGAAGCCGAAGAAGTCCAGTAATGACCGTCAAGGTCGCATGGGTGCAGAAGAAACGTGGCGACAATCACCTCCCACGATTTAGACCAACAGACTCGGACGCTTTAGATGCCAAAGAGAAACGCATCAACGATGCCATCCTCGAAACAATGGGCAAAGTCCCAGAAGACTTCTACCGCCGGTACATCTTCAATGAAGTCAACGAAGCAAGAGCGCTCGAAAGACTCATCGAAGAACTCACACCAGAGCAGGACAAGATCGCCGTTGCTATCTTCGCCGTGTACGTTCAAGCAGCAGACGACATGGCACACCGGCTCCGAGATAGCATCAACCGTGAACTCCGCCGACTGAAATCAAATGCACGACTACAGGGAAGCAGAGAAACAAACAAAGCGTTCGACAATTTATTCTGGGAACCATTCACCTACGATCCAACCATTCCACCGCTTCAATTATTCAACCAACAACCACCAGACATGGCAGGCAAAGTCTTCGCACGATTCAGGGCAGGCGAAATTATCAGCTCAGTAGCGTCAGATGTGCAAGCCAACATCGAAGCGATTATAGCGGAGGGCTTCACAGCGCAACAAACATTCACCACCGGCAGAACCGTAACCGGACTCACCCCAGAACAAACAGCACGCCGACTCTTTGGAATACTTCAACAAGCGTCCCCAGTGCCTATCACCGGCGCTGATTACGCAGCTCAAGTCGTGCCATACACGAACGGACTGTTCCCAAGATGGGCGGTAGCTGTAGACCGAAGCATGAACTCATACGCCAACCGGCTCGCCAATCAAGGCATCGACCCGAAAGAGATTGAACGCAGAACAAAGGGACACGGCGAACGATACGGAAACAAACTCCGAAGGGCAAGAGCGAGAATGATTGCAAGAACCGAAGTTGCCTACGCTCAGAACCAAGCCATGTACGATGTCATGCTCTCAGCGCAGAACGATGGACTGGTCGGCACACAAACTCTCAAAGAGTGGGTAACAGGACCACTGGATGTTTGCGACATCTGCACACCGATGGGCGGAAAGAGAGTTCCTCTGAAGCAGAACTTTGCATGGCAGGGCGGTCAAGGATTGTATCCACCGGCGCATCCTAACTGCCGTTGCTACACAGATATGATTCCGCAGTACACGCAACCACCGACTCGACTGGGAACAGGACAGACCGGCGATCCGTACCGCTATCAGTTTCCTGATGGTTGGCAGATAGGCGTGCCAGTACAATAGCAAAAAGTAAAGAAACCCTCCACCGAAGTGGAGGGCAACTTGTTTGTTTCTT